AGCGTTCATAGACCTCCGCATTTAAATCTGCCTCAAAGCCCCGCCCCGCCGTGGGCAAAATTCCACAAAACCCACGAAATATCAAGGGCAACACAGCAGTCACGCCATGGAGTGAAAATAATCCTTGCAATCATCTGAAAGGTAGTGTATGTTGTATACATGCCAAAGAAGCCACACAAATACTGCAGACAGCCAACCTGCAACGAGCTAACGCAAAATGAGAACGGCTATTGTGACAACCACCAACAAGAGGCAGAAAATCGCCGTCAGAAATACGACAATCGCAAATCCGCCACCAAGCGTGGCTATGATTACACATGGTTCAAATTCCGAAAGGCCTATATTAGATACAACCCAGTGTGCTCTGTCTGTGGTCGGGAGCAAACTCAAGTGCCACATCACATCGTCTCAGTAGAGGATAGGCCCGACCTCAGACTTGAGCCATCAAACATAACACCAATGTGCAGAGAATGTCATGAGGAGCACCATGGTCGCAAAAAGTTATAGCAAGGGCTTTTATTTTCCAGTCGGCACGGACGTATTGGCTGAGTTTAACCGGAAGTGGGAAGACAACCAGACCGCGAGTAATGTTCAGATGGGTATTTGGGTAGGCGTGTGGACTCGCATGGAAGACGAGATGCCAGAGCCGAACGTTACGTTTTTAGGACACATAAGAATTACAAACGTCATAGTCAGCTTTATGTTGGTTGACCGCCCTGATTGTGGCTACAATGGTATCAATCATGAATTTTGTAATTTGTTTAATGGTGTAAAAAACCGAGGCGTCACCCACTGGATGAAGATGCCAGAACCACCGATAGACTAACGCGGGGCAGGACGAGGCGGCCTATGGGCGGCGAATTCTAAAATTGCTCGCCACTCAACTGGTTCGAACTCAGCGCCCCGCGTCACAACCGGAGACAAAATGATACAAAACGATGTCTTATTTTATTTCGAATGTCTATACGTCCAGGATTGGTTATGGTCCAGAGGCGGCGATCACATGACAACAGCAATAGGAGAGATACGGGCGACAACATCAAAAGCGCTTGCGTTTATAGTCCTTTTTAATGGCGATCTTTTTGAGGATGATGGCGATGACGGAGAATTTGTAAGGGATCTAAAGCGATCAATATGTGAAGGTAGTGTTAGGTTTTAAGAAGCAGGAGACAAAATGAAGTTTTCATACACAACAACAGACGTTTGCAGGATCTTCGACATTAAAAAAGAGTGCCTGCGCCAATGGATGACGGATGGCTTCATCGTGCCATCCAAACCGTCAGACGGCCCCGGCCTAAGAGCGATCTTTTCGCTCCCCGACCTTTACCGCATTTATATCTTCCAGTCCTTCCTGAACGCCGACGTAAAGCGCTCCACCTCTGCCGACCTGGTAAGGCAGATCCCTGATGACGAATTGCTTGAGGCTGACAAGGTTGAGTTCGATGTTTGGCAATTGCCAAAAGGTGTGGTAAAGTACGTTATCGACATGAAGAATGTCATAAAGTCAGTAAAATCAAAACTGAAGGGAGTCGGGATCGATGGATAATGCACTGATCGATAAATACACAGATCAACTAAAAGCAATGTGCGAGCACCAAAGAGCCAAAGGCCTGTTTGATAACGACATATCCAAGATTTTCTCCCTGGCAATTCAACACCAGCTGGCCAGCGTCCAAGAGATTCTGATTCTCGTCCTAAAAGAGTTGCAAAAATCCACCCCTGTCGAAATGGACCTAAAGATAGTTAAAGAAGACCATCCTCCACCACCAGACCCTCCCTCTAAAAGAATTATCAAGGAGGACATCCAATTTGGAAAGAAAGAAGATCCTCCAGCCAAGGAGGCTACGCCAGAAAAAGAAAAATCAACAGTCATTAAGAAGTTCATAAAAAAACCACAAAAGAAAAAGGGAGCTAAAAAATGAAAACTGCATTAGAGCTAATAAAGGAAGTCCGCACAGAGAAGGAAGGGGAGATAGAGAACCGCGCAAGGGGAATTATTAGATGCTACCTTAAAGAGATCGAGGCAGCCGAGAAGGCTGTAGAATTGAGCACAGCTGCTCTTAAGAAATTAAGAGAGCAGCATTCAGAGATGATCGAGATGGATGTCGCTGATATTGTTAAAAATCACGGCAACCATATAATATCTGGGATGGAGTTCCTTGATTCTGTAGCGGTGCCAACGTCCGGGCGGTGGACTGCTCGTCAAAATAGATAGGAGGGAGAGGCAAGTATGAAACTAAAAATAATATCTGACGGCAAGCCATGGGGCACCCGCCTGGTCGACAAAGACACGGGCGACCCTCTTGAGAATGTCAAGTCATTCGTAGTTGTAGCAACCGCTGGCGAACTCAACACGGTGTACATTGAGGTCCTAATGCCAGAAATAGACATGATTGCAGACGCATACGTGAGCGACCCAGAAAGCGTCACAGTCACTCAGCTCTTCGACGTAATCAACCAAAAATTAGAAGGGAGAAAATAATGGCATCAAAAAGCTACAAAAGAGGTGTCAAGGTCTGTTCCAACCACAGAACAGAGCTGGACACCAGAACCAGAGCCCCGATCGCTATATATTGGCACAGCCACTCCAAAGGCACCGTCAAGAGAGACGGAGATGGCTGGTACATTCCACATCCGGTATTCAAAATGACAGGAGAGAAGAAAGCAGAGCTTTTAGCAATAGCTAAAGCAAAGGAGAAAAGAAGTGCCACAACAACCGACACCGACAGCACTAAAGAAGTTAAGGGGAAATCCGGGAAAACGACCGTACAATCTTCTAGAACCAATGCCAGACAAGCTAATAAGGTTTCCAGATCCACCCAAAGGCATGCCTGCGATCGGTAAGAGGGAGTGGTATGAGGTTGGCCCGATCCTGTTTGGCGTAGGGTGCCTCACTAGTGTGGACCTGACACCGTTCAAAATATACTGCATGGAGTTTTGCAAATACCACCAGGCCATAAGGCACGTAAAAAAGCACGGCCACGTTCTCACCAATCCGACCTCCGGTGTGCTATACACAAATCCGGCAGAGAACCAGGCCAACAAGCTAAAAGACAGCATGCGCAAATTCTGGACGGACTTCGGCATGACCCCCGTGGCACGCACAAGGATTCAGGTCGATGATAAACCAAAAGTAGATCCGGTTGAAACGTTTCTGATAGAAGGTAAAAAAATTAAGAAGATAAAAGGCTAAATGGATCATCTCGATTGTTATAAATATTCAGAACAGATTTTATCAGGCAAGATTCAGTCCTGTAAGTGGGTCCGTAACGCCTGCGAGCGGTTCGAACGCGACTTGCTGAATCAGGATGAATTTTACTTCTCAGAGGACGCCGCCAACCATGCCATTTCCTGGTTTAACTTTTTGCACCACGTAAAAGGTGAGTGGGCGAAACCTCCTGCGAAAACAATATCCTTGGAGCTATGGCAATGTTTCATAACTGCGAACATTTTTGGCTGGCTAAGGACCAAGGATGACCTTAGAAGATACCGCACTGCGTACATAGAGGTGGCCCGGAAAAATGCCAAGGCGTTGTCGATTTTTACTAAAATACCAACACCAGGCAACCTTATGAGGCCGCCAGGCACCTTTATAAAAATGCGTGATATAGAGGTTGGGGACATCGTTTTTGATGAAACAGAATCTCAATGTAGCGTTATGCATATATCAGACGTCATGTACGATCATAAATGCTATGAGGTTGGGTTCTCGGACGGAGCAAAAATAATAGCCGATGAAGGCCATTTATGGAAGGTGGAAAGTACAAGGACTACAAAACCATATGGTGAGACGCATATCGGCATACGCACAACAAAGGAAATATTAGAGACATTGTCAAAATGGTACCACGGGGTAAGAACACACGGGGGGGCTTGGTTCTTGCAAATTATATCTATCAAGGAAGTCCCAAGCGTCCCGGTAAAATGCATCCAGGTTGACTCACCGTCAAATCTATATTTAGCGTCAGAATCGTTAATTCCAACACACAATACCACAATGGCAGCAGGCTGGGGAGGATACCTGTTCTTTGCCGACCAAGAGCCAGGGGCCGAGGTTTACTCGGTGGCAACGACCAGAGATCAGGCGAAGCTTAGTTTTCACGTCTTTCAGCAGATGGTTAAGAAATCTCCGTTTTTATCCGGTAAAATCAAGAGTTTTAAGAACAATTTATCAGTTACTGATACTTTTTCCAAGTTTGAGCCGCTTTCTGCGGACTACAATACGCTCGATGGCTTGTCTGTCCACGGCGGTATATGCGATGAGGTCCACGCATGGCCACAGAGGGACTTGTGGGAGGTTTGCGAGACGGCGACCGGGGCAAGATCCCAGCCATTGCAAATTGCTATCACAACAGCCGGAATTGATCAGGAAGGGATTTGTAAGGAGCTGCATGATTATACCGAAAAGCTACTGGCAAATACCATACAAGATGAATCTTTCTTCGGCATTATATATACGATTGATGAAAAAGACAAGTGGCATGACGAAAATGTCTGGATCAAGGCCAATCCGAACCTGAACGTGTCCGTAAAGCTGGACGATCTGCAGCGAAAAGCCAACAAGGCCAAACAAATCCCCGCTGCCATAAACGGCTTCCTAACAAAGCACCTCGATAAATGGGTCTCACAGGCCTCCAGATGGATAGATCTCGACCTTTGGGACGCGAACTACTCGCACCCCATTGTAGAGGGAGATCTCGCAGGCAGGCTCTGTGTCGGTGGCATAGATTTATCATCGGTCAGCGATCTGACAACCTGGGTTATGCTTTTTAAGAATCCAGACGAGACGTTGGACATATTAATGAGGTGCTGGTGCCCAGAGTCTACGATGTACAGCAAGAAGAATAAATACCGGTCTCAGTATCAGTCATGGGAGAAACAAGGCTGCCTGCTGGTCACCGAGGGAGATGCAATCGATTATGATTTCGTCCGGTCCCAGGTCGTAAAAGACTCATTAAAGTACAATATAGACAGCATCAGCGTTGATAGATTGTTTCAGGGCTATGAGTTCTCTATGAAGCTCAACGACGAGCTTGGCGGGTCGAAGTCCATCCCGAAGGTAATCGCATGCGGCATGGGCTATCTGTCCATGGCTGGACCGTGCCAGGAGTTTGAGCGGCTATTGCTGGAAAAGAAGCTGAACCACGGTATGAATCCTATATTAAGGTTCATGGCGGACTCTGTGGCTGTATCTCAGGACCCTGCTGGTAATAACAAACCGAACAAAGATAAGAGCCAGGGCAAGATCGACGGGATAGTATCTATACTTCTCGGCATCGATCGGCTGCTTCGAACTACAAATGTACCATACGAACCGCCAATGGTGGCATAATGGATTGTCCAAAATGCGGTGAGCGAATGAAGATTTACTGTACGCTCCCGATCGACAGAGACGGTGTTAGAAATAGCAAGACCCCAATTCTTGTAAAGAGGTATCGAAAGTGCTTCAACTGCAATTATAGTTTTTCAAAGTTCGAAGACCTTCCTAAAAGCAGCCAATAATACTACATATAGTATTATTGGTCTTGCAACCTATATTATCTTGTATACATCCGTGATATCATCTCCTCATGATACAGCTGTTCCGAGACGCGCTTAAGAGCATCATTATGCGTGCAGACCTCGCTGACGCTGCATTTTTTGCTGTCATTGCAATCATGATTATGTTGATCTTTACCTGTATATAGGATTTACGAATGGGGCTTTACGCCAAATTAAAGGCTATTCTTACAAAGCCCATCGGCAGGTCTAAAAACTCCCCCTCAAATGATTTCTGGTATTACAATCCGTTAATGCCAACCTCCAGCGGCGTCGCTGTAAGCGAAGAGTCCGCCTTGACATACCTGACCGTATTCGCCTGCGTATCCTTAATAGCCGGTGACATTGCAATGCTTCCATTGAAGATGTTCAAGAAGTTATCCGACGGGTCCAGAAAAGCCATTATCGATCACAACTTGTACGACATCCTGCACAACACTCCGAATGAGGAGACTACCGCATACGATTGGAGAGAGACCACCCAACTGCAGACGCTCCTGTGGGGCAACTCATACAGCGAGATAATCAGAGACGGCATGGGCAAGATACAGCAGTTATGGCTGGTCCAGGACCCAGGCGGCGTGAAGATGGAACGGCAAAGCGGCAGGATAAAATATATCTGGCGAGATGTGTACGGCAAAGAGATAACAAAGGATGCAAGGGATATATATCATTCAAAAGGAATAGGCCTTAACGGCCTAAGCGGTCTCTCAATGATTACATTAGCAAGAGAGGCAATCGGCCTCGGACTTGCTACTGAGAATTTCGGGTCCACGTTCTTTGGTCAGGGCACTCATCCATCAGCAGTGCTTGAGTTGGACAATCCGCTCGGTGCGAACAGAGAACAGTTCGAAAAAGACTTTAAAAAGATGCACTCCGGCCTTGGAAAATCTCACAGCGTTGTAACGCTGCAGCCTGGAATGAAATACAAACCAATCACAATGCCATTGACCGACGCAATGTTCATCGAGTCAAGGCAGTTCCAAAAAACAGAGATTTGCGGCATGTACCATGTGCCTCCACATAAAATAGCGCTCCATGGTTCAAATTCGAACTACAACAATCTGGAGCAAGAAAACCAGTCGTATGTAGACAGTTGCCTGATTCATTGGACAACCAGATGGTCACAAAATATAGGTCTGCAGTTGCTAACTCAAAAGGAACGTAAGCTCGGATATTACTTCGAGTATGATCTGAGAGGTTTGTTGCAGGGAGACAGCGCAGCCAGAGCAGAGCTGTACAGAACTATGTTCAACATGGGCCTTCCGCCAAATCGGATTTTCGCAAAGGAGAATGAGCCTCCAGTAAAAGGCGGAGACAAAGGATACATGCAGATCAACATGGCTCCAATCGATCAGCTCGCAGACATACATAAACAAAAAGCAGCGCAGCCGCCAAAGCCAGGTGGACAGGCAGATGTTCCAATAAATGATTCGGTAAAAAAATCAATCAGGTCGGTCGGCAGCGTGGCAGCTCGCGACGCGATCATGGCTAAATATCTACCTATGTTCAGGAAGGCAGCTGACGCTGTAGTATTTAAAGAAGCCGACGCCGTGAAGAGTAAAATTGAGAACAGGGGCATTCGGGGGTGGCTTGACAGTTATTACAGCGAGTTCCCTGCAGTGATACAGGAAGAGCTTGGGCCTGTAATGGGCGCATTCGCAAGGGCCATAGAGCAGGCCTCTATAAATGAGATTGGCACCGAAATAGAAGACTTTGATGTTGAAGGATTTGCCAAGGAATATATTGACCGGTACGTTGAGAGACACATTGAGTCGTCATACGGTCAGCTATCATACCTTGAGGTCGAGGACGACGTTTTGGAGAGAGTAAATGATTGGGTAGAGACTAGAGGCGACAGGATCGCCGTTAACGAGACCGTAAGATTAAATAATGCCGTCTTCCAGAAGGTAGCGTTTGCCGCTGGCATGTCGACCGTTTGGAGGACAAGAGGACCGAAGACCTGCCCGTTCTGCAAAGAGATGGAAGGCAAAAGGGTGATTAGCGGGCAGTCGTTTGTTAAGGATGGTGACTCATTAAATCCTGAAGGCGCAGATGCTCCAATGAAGATCAGAGGGACGAAGTCACATCCCCCCCTGCACGCTCGTTGTGATTGCTTCTTGCAGGGGATGTAATGGAAAAACTGCCAACCATAAAAGAAATAGTATCAACGCAGAAAAAGCACGACAAGGCCATTGTTGATTTGTATAAGATTTTGGATCAGATACTTGATTATTTAGGAGAGCAGAAAGCTGAAGCAAAGAGAGGGAAAAATGGAACCAATTGAAAGACGTTTTGTAACAAAAGCAAAAATGAGAGTAGGCGATGACAGCGATGCTCCTCGAACCATAGATGCATATGCAGCTGTTTTTGATCAATGGACGGACATCGGAGGGTGGTTCAGAGAGAAGGTGAGCAAAGGCGCGTTCAAGCAGACCATCAAGCGAGGCGATGTCCGTGGCCTAATAAATCACAACCCTGACAAGATATTCGGCAGAACCGGGGTTAATATGAAACTCTCCGAGGACGATCACGGCCTTCGGATGATCGTTACAGAGCCAAAGTTCGAAGATTCACACTTTGAGGAAGTTTATATGAAGGTCCGCAACGGCCTTATGACTCAATGCTCCTTCGGGTTCATCCCTATCAAGACAGAGGATGACTACAATGAAGACACAAGGGATATTAAAGAGGCGAAGCTTATGGACACGTCCATAGTGACATACCCGGCGTATCCAACAACCACTGCCGACGTAAGATCTGCCTGGGGCTACAATAAAAGGCTCGATGGTAAGATGGAAGATAATAAAGACGACAATAAAGATGAAGATCCATTGGATCTTTTAGTCATAAAGCTCAAGAGCGGCGACGCATTGTCTGAACCAGACATCGCGCTTTTGAGATCGTTCATACCTGAAATAGAAGTTAAAGGGCCGGTCGACGACCTCCCTTTGGACACTGACAAGCCGGTCGACGATCTCTTGTTAAATCCTACCCAGGTTATATTGGAAAGATGTAAAGCAGTATTAAATAAAACTTAATTATTCAGGAGGACTTTAAAAAATGTTGACTATCACTCAGATAGAGGAAGAAATTGCAAAATTAATGGAGAAGGTGGGCGAGCTTAGAGCGGTCGGACAGGCAGAGAATCGCGAGCTAAATCACGAAGAGCGAAAGCTTACGGATGAAATCCTCGATCGTGTTGACGAGCTTGAGGCACAGAAAAAGCTTGAGATTCGCACGCAAGGAACCAAGAAACGCCTGGACGCTCCAACGTCAGAGCCAACCAAGAGCGATCCGGCAGAAGATACGACCACTCGGAATTTCGATTATAAGAAACAGGCCAACAAAGATCAGTTCACCAGCGTTGGCGAGCAGCTCGCAGCTGTTATGAGAGCAGGCAACGGCGACGGCGTCGATCCAAGATTGATGCAGACAAGAGCGTCATCTGGTCTCAATGAGGCCATCGGTTCCCAGGGTGGGTTTCTGTTACAGCCAGATTTTACCACAGAGCTGATGCGGAATGTTTTCGAGACAGGCGTTCTGGCCGCTAAATGCCGAAGAATCCCGATCTCTGGTAATTCCAACTCCATTAAGATCAATGGTATCGACGAAACCAGCAGAGCCACAGGCTCCCGCTGGGGTGGAGTAAGAGGATACTGGACCGAGGAAGCTGGACTAAAGACCGCTTCCAGTCCCAAGTTCAGAAAGATCGAGCTTAATCTTCATAAACTGATCGGCCTTTGCTATGCAACGGACGAACTCTTAGGGGACGCTTCAGCAATGGGCGCAATCATATCCATGGCTTTCCAGGAAGAATTTGGTTATCTGATTGACGATTCCATCATCAATGGTCTCGGCGTTGGCCAGCCGTTGGGTATTTTAAATTCCGGGGCACTTGTTACTCAGGCCATCGAGACAGGTCAGCCAACAGACACTATTGTTTACGAGAACATCGTAAATATGTGGAGTCGCCTGTTCGCAAGATCCCGTGCAAATAGCGCATGGCTAATCTCGCAGGACATTGAGCCGCAGCTTCATACCATGAGCCTCGCCGTAGGTACTGGCGGATCTCCGGTATATCTGCCACCAGGGGGCGCTTCAAGCTCTCCGTATTCAAGCCTTTATGGACGGCCGGTAATTCCAATCGAGCAGTGCCAGACCCTTGGTACCCTCGGTGATATTTACCTTGTCGACCTGAACGGTGGATACATTCTCGCAGAAAAGGGCGGTGTCCAGGCAGACATGAGTATTCATGTCCGCTTTATATATGACGAATCAGTATTCCGTTTCGTTATCCGGCTTGATGGTCAACCAGTACTAGCCGCTCCGTTGACTCCAGCGAATAGCGGGCCGACACAGAGCCATTTCGTTACATTGGCAGCCAGGTAGAAATAAGCTGGTTTTTGGAAGGCAGTATTTTTTAATAATAATTATATTGAGGAGAATAGAAAATGTTAAGTTTAGTAGAAAGTGGGAAACCGGTCACAGTGATTGCCCCAGCTGCTTACAGCTCTGCTGCTACCACTGGTGATTATATCAACATGAAGAATTACGACAAGGTTACGTTCTGGATCACTACCGGTGTGGTTACTACCGGCGGGAACGTAAAAATAATTGAGGCCAAGGATGCATCGAGCACCAGCGCTGCTACTCTGGACATTGCCACATTCTGGGAAGACGAAGGCACAGGAGTAGATGCATTCACACAGAGGTCTGCCGATTCAAGCAGCTCCGCAGGTTGTGTAACGATTGCAGATGCCGATGACGCAACAAATTTCATTGTTGAGGTTCGAGCAGAACAGCTGTCACCTAGCTTTGACTACGTAACAGCGTCCATCCCTGCGGCTTTCAGATCTGCCAATATGTGTATTGTCGCGGTTGGGCACAAGGCTCGTTATCAAAGTTACAATCCGCCTACTGCGTTGACTTAATAGTACAGTGTGGGCAGGGGTAATCGGGTTAAAAGCCCGCTATGGTTGGCTGCTCCCGACCAGCTCCCCTGCTTACTTCTTTAAATTCGGGAGCGGTTTTATCGGGAGCGATAATATGAGCTATTATAAAGAGGTAGTTTCACAGGACATTATTACGAAGCTGAGGTATTTACTTGTAAACGCAGGTTACTATCTCAGGGACGAAGATGGCAAGATCCACGCCGACTTAAAGATGGGGTGGGAGACTCCATGGCACCATGTACGCCATGCGAATAATCTCGATTGTAATCTTTGGCACAAGGTTATGTTTGATCTTGGAGGTAAAAGATGGGTACCGTCACAATGTCAAAATTGTTTCAAGGTTGTAGCAAGGCCAAAGGACCTGAGAGGGCTGTTCGCTCTTCTCGAATTGCAAAAAAAGATGGACGTTCCAAGCAAGTGCGGCATAGAGGTAAGGCCAACGGTCCACGGCAATTATGGCGGGTATTTTTACAACTGGGGCCTTGAAATGGGGCTTAGGAAATACAAACAGGTCAGAGACGCAGTGGACAAAGCTGAATATCTTGGCCCGGACACGACAGTGCTTTTAAAGAGAGGTTGCACGGAGTTTGAGCATGCTCTCGGAGATTCTACAAAATGGGAAGTTACACCGGAACAGATGGAATGGGAAGCGCTCGTAAACGAGTGGGTTGTACAGGACGTTGTTTATCGGAAACAAGCAGACCATGGCCTTGCATATGTTCATCGGAAATGGATCGAGCATGCATATTCAATCGGAGATCCAACGTATGCTGATTTCACCGATGGCATTCCGTTGCATCCGCCATATGTGACTTACCAGAATTTGTACGACGAGGTGATAAATGGAAAACACAGTGAGAAGAAACCTGGCAATAGCGGCGGAAAAAAAAGAGCGGGAGGACCGGCTAAAGCGCCAAGCGGAGTTGTCAAAAAAGTCGCTAAAAAGACCGCCAAAAAGAAAGTACCGAAAAAAGGAAAGTGAAGAGGAGGAGATAGAAATTGGAAAAATCAATGAAGAAACAGATTGGACAGATAGCGCAGAATCGGATTGAAGCTTATATGGATGGAGGTCTTGAGGCTGTGGTAGCCAAGCTTGTCAAGAAGGAGCTGGATAAAGCGAGAGCCAAAGCAAAGACTAAAAAAACAATGACCAGCAAGAACGCCACTGCCGATAAGGCAGAGACATCATCGACTGGCCCAGCAGAAACACGTTAGTTTACCTTTTGCCCGTAAGGGTGCCGGTTAAGCCGGTGAAAGGAATTAGTTATGAGTAAGACAGCATGCGAATATAATTGGTACGACACTGGAAGGCAAGCCTTCTACGATAATTCTACCTTTGAGACACTGAAGGCAATGTACCCACTTGCGTTCTATGATGATTTTAATGGCGCATGGACAGCACTGCCGCCAAACGGAACGCCTCAGTCTGGATGTCCGTGGGTATTAAAAGACGTTTCTGCAGCAGGCACTCCAACCGGAGAGGTATTGGCAGACGAAACAAATGGAGTTATCCAACTCGCCCTGGCCGCCAATGTAGAGGTTGAAACAATGGAGCTTCATATGAACGACAACCTCCAGTTTTCATGGGCGCAAGGGTTGATCTTCGAAGCTGGTGTTACTATGTCAGCGCTTCCGACGGCATCTGCAGCAAGGGGAATATTCGGGATGGGTGGTAACTGGGTAGCCGGTGGAGCGGCTCATCGAATCGGTTTTGAGATTCTGACGGCTGGTGCGATAAATGCTGAAAAAGATGACGCTGTAGCAGACACACCAGGAGCAACTGGCGTAACGGCAGTTGCTAGTACGTATAATATTTTCAGAATTGACGCAACCACTCAAACAAACATCAAGTTTTATATTGATGGTGCAAGGGTAGCTGGCTCTACGACATTTAGCAGCGCATCAAATACTGCAAACAGCAAATGCCAGCCATACTTCGCCTGTGACAAGACGTCAAACGCCGCGACGGCCACCATGCTTATTGACTATGTCAAAATTTGGCAAAATAGGTCATAGGGGGGAGGTATAAAATGGGAAAAACAAGTTGCGAATATAACTGGCACAAGACCGGCAGGCAGGTATTTTATGATAACTCGACGCTTGAGACTATTCATATCATGTCTACCGACTTTTTCTATGACGATTTTCTTGGTGCGGATCTTGCACTTCCGTTAAACGGCGCCGGAGGTGCTGAGTCTGGATATCCATGGACGTCAAAGATTGTTGGAGCAGCTCCGCCAACAGCGCTAATATCTGCGGATGAGACAAATGGTCACGTAACCTGCTCATTGACAGCCGATGATCAGAAGCAAGATGCCGCGATGTACATGGACGACAATCTCCAGTTCTCAATAGCCCAAGGGGCTATATTTGAAACAAGGGTAAGAATGACGGTGTTGCCCACAACGCTCAGCGTTGCATCTTTTGGATTATGGGGCGCATGGGGCGATGGTGGGTCTACATACAGGGTTGGGTTTGAGATCCCTGCTGGTGGATTAGTTGCTTGCGAGAGCGACGACAATGCCACAGACACGTCTGCGTCAAGCGGTGTTACGGTCACAGCCGCCCAGACAAAGATTTACCGCATAGATTGTACCACTCAGTCCAATATTAAGTTCTATATTGATGGTGTGCGGGTAGCAGGTTCAACCACGTTTGCGAATGCTGCGAGCACGGCAAATAGCAAGTGCCAGCCTCATCTTGGGTTGTACAAAGCGTCCGGGGTTGGTCCTGGTGCAATGAAGATTGATTATGTGAAAATCTGGCAGGATAGGGCATAGTTACACATATGTCCGACTGCGTTTGGTCGAGGGTGGGTCCCAACGCCCACCCTCATT